GAAATACCAACTGTTGCAGAACGATATGGAGAAACAAATCCTACACAATCTTTCCTGCCCTCTACAAGAGAAGTAATCATTGTTACATGAGTATCTTGTCCAGCAGCTGTATCTGTAACACCAGAACTTGGACCTCCAAGAACTAAGCTAGCATTTACACTTTCAGCATCACTAAAATAATCGTATGCAAGTTCTAACTCACCAGCAGTAACAGAATAATCATCCGTACCACCTGTTAAGGAAACAGTTGTAATTGGTATAATTTCTGTATAAGCAGTTGTAGTATCTGTACCCCAGTTAGTACCAGCAGAAATATGATCACCCCAATAAATCCAATCAGAACCAGTTGAAATTTTTGATGGATAATAAATGCTATCTCCTTGAGGAGATTTGGCAGAAGAATTTTTAGATAAATTAGCCCACCTTTCTAAGATACAATTACCTCTTTGTCCAGCAACATTAACATCAGCACCAGTAATAAGTCCAGTTGTATCAAAAACTGCAATATGCATTTCATCACCAGTTCCACGGCCGTTATCTTTATTATACACACTTTGGCCAGGCGGTTGATCAAATATATCAGAAAATCTCCAGCGTCTTGTAATTAAAGCATTATCAGGGATAATAGTTTGTAATCCACCAGAATCAGGATCATCTTTTAGACGAAAGGTCAACACTTCACCAGAGATACTAGTAACTTCATATTGAGTATCACCAGCTTCGACAGAAGTGTAATTTGAAAATGCTAAATCAACATTATCTGCAACTGTAATAACTTTGTCTAAGACAAAAACTGTTGCTGAAGTAACTGTTTTAACTTTAACTACTTCAGTAATACCAGCACCGATAACACGATGACCTACTGCAACCGTACCAGAACCACCATCAACTGTAAGGTTAATGGAAGCAGTAACAGCACCAGCAACGACTTTCACTACAACAGAAGCTTCATGAAACTTAATCATATCTCCAGCTTGAAAAGCAAATCCAGAGGCATCAGCATCATCAACTGTAATTGTTTTATCACCAACAGCACCAGCGCCGTTAACTAAGTTATTAGTACCTAAGTCTTGCTCATATGCTTGAGGGGAAGGACAAACTTCAATACCAATTGAATTTCCCCAAGTACCAGCAGACCTTGCATACCAATCATTTGATGTAACTTGACCATCACCTGTTTCTGAATAATAATCTGTAATATATTCGTCATGGTCTTTAATTAATAAACCAGAAGCTTCACCCGCATTAACAATTGCAGATTCAGGCCTGACCACCTTTAGGGTGTTACTATATTTTAGAAAGTTAGAAGCAGTAAACCACCACTCAAAATTGTTTGAATTTGGTTTACCAAAGTTTTTGAGGAGATCAGCTTCAGAAGTGATATTAACTATAGAAGATACGGGGCCCTTTTCGAATGGCCCTGCAATCGCACCAATTGTAGTATCAAGTGATGGTACTACATTAGTTAAATCAATCTCTTTGACTTGAACGCCAGGAGAAACTAGAAAAGACATAAATTTTTACTCCTTATCTTTAAGAGTTAGTTTTTTGTTTATACAGATATTTATAAAAAAAGAAACTTACAAAAACAGTTTTTATAAGTGTTATAACATATAAATATTAATATGGTAAATGCACATTATGAAAAGTATAAAGACACGATAAAAAAAGTAGCTCGTAGAAACTATCGTAAAAGAATCATTTTATTAAACGAAAACCTAGCAAATAAGTCTTGTAAACATTGTGGAGAAAGTGAAACTGTGTGTCTAAAATTTTATCCTCATGATTCAGAAATACGAAAAATAACAAAACGAGTTGGCACTAATCCTAAAAGTAGAAAAGAAATATTCTCACTTATTGATGAGAGTATCATATTATGCTCTAACTGTTGGATTAAAGTTGATAATGATTTAATCGAGTTTATTTAATATTACCAATCTGAACCATAATCTCTTACCACTGGACTCCATCTTGTTCCATACTCATCTACCATATTTCCTATATTCTCATCTTCTAAACCATTAATTACAAATCCAAACGGAGCCATGTCCTGTTCTAATGCATTTTGTTGCTCTTTCATCATTGTCATACGAATATCACTGTCTGTTAATTCTTTAAAATACTGTTGATCTGTCACCCATGCAAATATAAACAAGCAAGCTACCAAGTCATCATTACACCCAACATCTGCTTCAAAGGATGAACCCTTTACAATAAATGTAGATAATTCAGTAATCATATCTATATCTTCTATAATAAGTTTATCATCTTCAATTAATTGTTTAAGATTTGAACAACCTATTCTTTTAACCGCCTTGGTAGTTCTTACTCCCAATTGCGCTTTACCACCACTGAAGCCCCCTCCAAGCACCTGTCCTGACCGGCCACGCATGGATGCCATAACTAGGTTGTCATACTCCAAGTCAAACTGTAAAGCATTAGCAACCTGTTCTCCTATATCATTAACCTCTACCAATACAAATGCTTGATTATATGCACGAGCAATTTCATAAATTTTTGCTGGAAATAGAAGAGGTTTTATATCATTATCTCTGTATTTTGCAACAATCCTATAGGGCATTGTTGTCACATCAACTACAATAAATGCAGAATAATCTTTTTGTGTTCCTCTCGCAACGTCAGCAGTAATTATATAAGTATGTCCTTCTTGTGGTGATTTATGTAAATCAAGCCCTGCATTTGATTGTTTAGGCTCTCTGTATGGCATTGTTTTAAGTTTTTTTGAAGATATAAGAGTATTAATAGAGCCAAGAAACTCACACTCAAACTCTGTGTTGAACTGCGTTTCAGAAGTATTTTTAATAGTTTCTTTTTTCCATTCCTCATCACGGCCTGGAATCTCACTCCAATGTACCTCAATAGGAATATAGGTATTTCTACCTTCCTCTGCATCTACCCACAACTTATAAAACATATTCATACCATGTGGTGTGGAAACAATCATCACCTTGGTTGTCTTACCAGAAGATATTGTAGGATACACTGAACTAAAAAATTGTTCTGCTACGTTAGCAGGAACATATGCAAACTCATCCAGAAATATAATATTATAAGATCCACCACGAACAGCAGATGCACTAGTTGAAGATGCTAATATTTTAGAACCATTTTCTAGCTCTAAGGAACCTTTGTTCCAAGACATAACGCCTTGTTGCAACCATTTAGGTAAGTTTTCATAGGCAAGTTGTAATCTTCCTAATAAGTCTCTTGCAGTTGCAGCCTTGTTTGCAAGAATTGCAACATTTACAGAATTATTAAAAATAATGTAGTGCAGTAAATAAGCAATGATAGTAGTCGATTTACCAGATTGTCTTGGAAGTTTACATATAGTAAAACGATTATTGTGAAATGTGTCTACCATTTCCTTTTGAAAATTATATAGATCAAAGGGAACTAGACCCTCATCAAGAGAGACAATTTTTATCCATTTTTTAATAAAATAAATAGGGTCTTTCATACATAAAGAAAATTCCTCAACCCGTTCCTTTGTCCATTCTTGTTGGACATTGGCTCTTTTGAGATTTGGATTTCCTAGATAAACTGATTCAACCATCTAATTTTACCAACAACCTATTTTTAATATGTTCCTCTGTAATGTCCTCCTTGGATTGGCCAAAATATTCTACTGCATTATGAGTATCAATGAGTAACTGATTTAATGTTGTTTCCCTATCATTACCACCATCAAACACCACGAACTGACCAAGAATACGGCCATACTTACCTACACTATCCTTATGTGTTCGTAGAGTCTGTGCCGATCCTTTTGGTAAATAGCTCTCAACAAAATGCTTTGCAGCCATACCATAGACCTTTTCTTCTTTATCACTTGTCCTAGACTCTGGTGTGTCCACGCCATAAAAACGAATTCGTTGTTTTTTCATCCAAACACCGAATCCTAAATCAATATCCACATCAGCAGTATCTCCGTCTATTACCCTGATAACTTTACATCTATATTCGTGCATTATTTTCCCTTAATGAGTTTTTGTAATTCAGCAGTAGAACCTACAAACAATGCATTAGTAACATTTTTAGGAGCAGTATTTGGAACTTCTTTAAGCCTTTTCATTTTTTCTTGAAGTTCCCCTAACTTCTCAGTTACTTCTGCAACTTGTTTGATAAGGTTTCCAGCAACTTCGTATCCTCTAGGATGCTCTCCTTCTTTAGCAATCTCTAGTATTCCATCAATAGCAACACTTCCCTTCTCCACAAGAGCATAAAAAGTATCTCGTTGATAGCGATAATCTTGTTCAACCTCTTCAACCTCTTCTACCGACACTATAGGAGACTTTTCAATTATCGTTACAGATTGTTCTTCAGATGTATCTTTTTGTAGTATTTCAGCATCAGTAACAATTCCAAAAGTTTTATTCAATTCTGTATGGGACTCTACCATTATTCTGTTTTATCTGTTCCTGACACTGGATCATAATTTTTTGCATCTTCAAAGAATGAAGTAGTTTCATTAAAACCAAAATCATCATCTGCATTAGAATTTGTCGGAGATGGTGTAACTGTATATCTTTGTTCACGTTTAGGAGCATTGTCTTTGAGGTCTGTATATTGATCAACCTGTACTGTTTTGATAACACTACTAGATGTAACAGGACCATAAAGATAAAACTTAGCAGTAAAATCTAATGTGTAAATTAAAGCCCTTCTGGTTTCAAAATCTCCTTGATAATTATCTTCATATGAGATACTATTTAATATGATAGGAACATCTCTTTTAATTCCCATATCTGCCATATCATTAATTGTAAGTGTATAGTCTGGTTGAAAGTATGGAAGAATTTGTTCGATGATCTGTAAGGAGTCATCAGATTCTTTAGCCATAACATACAATTGTATATTTAAATTATAGGGTACTGGCATATACTGAGAATCAAGACGATCATCATTTGTACCTTTAACTTTTTTAAATTTCTGTACTCTATTGAGTTTTCTAGTAGGATCATAAGATAGATTTTGTATTTCAAAACCAATACGAGGAAGAGTAATAGCAACTGTTTTTGATAAATCAGCATTTTCATCTAAACGAACAAGCCACTTTTGTCTTGGACCATACGCAAGAGGAACTTTCATTGATTGTTTTATATTACCATCATTGTCCTTACGAACAAGTTGTATATTATTAAATGTTGTACCAAAAGCAATAATAACTTTTCTTATGGATTCGTGGTAGAACTGCTGCCCTAACATGATGTATTCTCCTTACCTACAAGCTTGTAAGGAACTTTTAACCTATAAGCTTCACGCCTCTTAACATTATAAGCATCCATTTTTAATTTGGGTGCTGACCTATTTTTTTTAATTATCTCGTATCTTTTTGCATCTGACAACTTTACAGTTTGTCTTCGTCTTTCTCTTTGTTCTGGAGTTTCTTTTTCAACACGATATTTCTTATTATATTCTTTCATATATGCATTACGTTGTTCTGGATTATTGTGGTAATCACCTTCACATTTACCGTGAACATAATTAACAAAATGCTGAGGAATACCCTCCATCTCTTTAGCAAGTTGTTTCTTACTAGGGTTTGGTATATCATTTAAATCAAACATTACGAACTACTCCCTACATCCCCAAATGGATTTGATTCACTAAAATCTAACACTGTATCATCAGCAGAATCGAACAACTCATTTTGAGCTCCCCTATCACCTGACTCTGAACCATCTCCTAATATATAGGTTTCTTGTATTAGGTATTCTTTATTACCAGTATCAGCTGAATTCTCTGTAAGAATAACACCAGCAGATGTTGTCAT